GATATGTCTGAGGCACTCAGACAGGTTTATGAGAAAAAGAAACTTGATCCCGTTGGTAAGGAAGACGGGGACATTGACAACGATGGGGACAAGGATTCTTCCGATTCCTATCTGCTGAATCGTCGTAAGACCGTCACCAAAGCGATGGGTAAGAAGACCCACCTTTGTGCTAAGATGGTTAAGAAGGAAGGTAAGACCTACGAAACCATTCCTGAACAGCACACCATGCTGGAAGATGGCACCGTCACCCACTACGATATTACTGACGGCAAGTATATCTACGAAAACGTCCCTGTAGAAGATCTTGAGATCGTAATTGCTGAAGCGCACGAGCACTTTGACAACTACGAGAAGAATGCTGAAGTCCTTGGAGAAGGTAAGAAGGAACTTCCTAAGAATAAGATGTTCCGTAAGATGGGTAACCTCGGACGTGACATTGTTTCCCAGCATACTTCTGATGAGGATCGTCAGAAAAAGTATGATCGTCAGAAAAAGATCACTAAGGCATTCAACAAAGCAACCAACGAAGAGGTTGAAGAGTTTGAAGAGGGTATGAAGGCAGCGCGTGATAACGTCGGTGCTGACACCTGCTGGGATGGTTACGAAGCCAAGGGCACTAAGAAGAAGGGTGGTAAGGAAGTCCCCAACTGTGTTAAGAAGGAAGATCTGATCGCTCTGTCTGATGAAGAACTGGAACTGATCGGTGAAGAGATTGATGCTCTGACCGACGAGGAACTGGTTGACTTCATGGAAGAGATCATCCTTGAGATGGTTGAAGAGGGTGATGACCTTGAGGAACTGGTTGAGCACATCATTGAAGATGAGTTTGAGTTCGTCCTGGTTGAAGATCTTGAGCAGCGTAAGGTCATTGGACTGAAGCGTAAACTTGCAGGTGCTAAGGCAGATGACCGTAAGGCATCCGCTGCTAAGCAACGTGCTGAGATCAAAGGTCGTAAAGGAAGAATGGGTGCCGCTGCAAAAGCTGCAGGTGGTCGCCTGAAGTCTGCTGCTAAGAAGGTCGCTCAAGCGGCTGGTAAGGTGGCAGGTGAGTTTTCTGCCGCTAAGGATAAGCAGAAGGCAAAAGCAATGACTCGTAAGGATGACGCTCCTAAGAAGTCATCTGGCGTACAGGCACCTGTCTCTGACAAGGGTCGCGTCAGTGGTGGCGGGGAAAGAGATGCAGGTTCTGAGGCACGTCAGCGCCTCATGTCCAAGTCATCTGACAGCGGTTCTACCCGTAAGGCTGTCGGTGGTGCTCTCAAAAAAGTTGGTAGTGTAGTTAAGAAGGGTCTTAAGAAGGTCGTTGGTAAGACCGCTCGTGTAGTATCCAAGGGTAGCGACAAACTCGCCAAGCGTCTTGGTGAAGACTATGATCAGATTGCAGATCTCTGGGAGTCTGGTCTCTTCTCTATCCAAGAGATTGAGAACATTGTAGAACGCTACAAGGGTAAGCATGGTCAGTCCTCTGCCGAGTATAAGGATGACCGTTCCCAAGGTGGTAAGATGGTCTCTGGTGACTCTAAGATGAGTGGCGCTGAATACACCCATGGTCGCAGAGTCAAGGCAGCAAACCCTGGTTCCCAACCTGATGAGGGTGGTAAGACTAAGCCCAAGTCCCAAGGTAAGATGGATCGTGGCACTCGTGCCGATCTTGAGTATCGCAAGGCAAACCTCAAAAAGAAAGACTGATGCTAAGTTTTAACGATTATCTGGAAGAGAAAAAATCTGCGGTAAAGGTCAACCCTCGTAAGGAAGACCTTTACGAAAAAGATTGCGGTTGTGATGACAAACCCAGTAAGTCGGTCTGTAAGGGCTGCATGGGTTCTGGTCAGAAGGGTGGTGAAGAATGCACTCATTGTGAGGGCAAAGGTTACCACATGGATGAAGGTGCCCCCGAGGGTGTCAGCGAAGCCAAAAAGAAGGATGACTCTTATCTGGAAACAGATTTTAAGAAGCGCCAAAAGAATAATGAAAAGGCTCGTAAAGACATGGAAAAGATGGGCACTTCTATGAAGAACCCGCATTTTGAATCAACTAATCAGGAGGAACACGCCTATGTCAGTACAGAAGAGAGCGCAGAAGAAGTCCAAAAAGGGGACATTTCCGAAGACGCCCTCAACGTACTTAAGGACATCTTAGTAGAGACTGCCTTTGATCTGTATACAGAGGCACGTCGCGGTCCTGCCGCTCCTGGAAAGGAAGAGCGTGCCGCTAAGGCAAAGGCATCACTTGCCGCTGTTAAAAAGCGTCAATCTGTATTGGATGCACACGAGAAGAAGACGGGTAAAAAACTTGACATTTCTAAATCACCCGAAGGTAAGGCACACGCCAAAAACTTCCCTGGTTCCCGTCAAGATAAAAAGGTAAAGGGTAAAAAGGAAACCGACCTAGAAACCCACAACAGAAGAACCAATCGTAATGTTGAGCGTATTGTTAAGAAGGGATACACTTCCAAAGAGAAAAAGGAAGTACAGTCAATGGCGAAACACGCATCGCGTTACGATTGAGCCTATATATGGTAGTCCCGTTTAGTAGGCTACCATGGTATCCTTTTTACTCCCTTTTGCATATAAAATTGTTGATGCTGCTGTAGCAAAGATTCCTGACGACGCAGAACTCGGTGAAAAACTGATTGACCTCTGTCTTCTCATCATTGGTAAGGCGGTCAAGATGACTAACACCACTGCCGATGACAGACTCTTTGAAAAAGTAAAAGCAGCACTGCAATCCCGCTAATCCTGAGACCTCCTCGGAGGTCTTTTTTTATAAATACTATTACGGATAAATTTCGGAGAGTACAACAATGTCCCTTTATGGAAGAGTTGACTCTGTGGCCAACCAGACCGCTGTAGGTCTTACTAGAGGTAATGGCGCAGGGTCTGCAACAGAAACTATTGTATTCGTTGACGAGACCGAGGCAGGTCTGGCAGCGAACAAAGAGCGTGGTATCACCGCCCCTGGATGGTGGGCATATCGCACCTACACCGACGCCGCAGGTAATACTCGCCATAAGGCAGAGCACCTGATGTTCCTCACTAACCCCGAAGCGAACGCCGACGAGACTCTCTCCGATGACACCATCGCAGCAGATGTACAGGCACTCATCACCATCTCTGCACAACCTACCGCACAGACTACCGTCAGCGGTGCAGCAACCTTCAGCGTTACTGCTACCTGTGACAACAGCGGCACGGTTACCTTCCAGTGGCAGAAGAAGGCATCTGGTGGAAGCCGCTGGGTCAACGTCAGTGGTGCAACCTCTGCATCTCTGGTTCTCGCAGGTCAAACTGCAGACAACGATGGTGACCAGTATCGCGTCAAGTTGAATGCTGACGTTGGTGCTCCCGAAGTCATCTCGGATGCTGTTGCACTCACATTTGACACCTGATAACTTATGAAATTTGGTGAACTGAACGACGATAATTATGTAATGTTCGCCATCAAGAATTATGAGAATCCTCACAGTGTTACTCGTGAGGATTTTGATGAAGACATGAAGCGTTTTAAGTACCTCAAGAGATTATTCAAGAGGTACTTACGCGGTGGACCACTAAGGTCACACCTCATCATCAATCATCTGATCGTCTTATATAATGTTTTTGATGACGCCGCTACACCATTACTCTTTTTCCGATTGGAACGAGAGTATTGGCCTCTATTGCGTGCATTCCTTAGATGGTTAAATAGATATCCAGAACACTGGTTAGATGGTCTGGAGGAAGATCCAGACATTGCCGAGGAACTTAAAAAAATATGATTAACGAATCTCCTACAATGAGTGTTGGTACTGGTGGGTTCAGCGGTTCTGCTGCTGCCACTGGACCCGTTGCGGGTTTTGATCCTGTGCTGGACTTCCGTAAGAAGGCATTCAAAAGAATCAAAGATCAACCTTATGTAAGTGAGTATCGTAAACAGAAGGCAAAGAATAAGAAGCAGGTAAAGGAAAGTTATTCTAGACTGTTTCAATATAAAGTAACGATCCCTGAGGTCGGTGAGACTATCATCTATGCGAGTTCTCCTGCCGAACTGAGACAGAAGATGCGTATGCTTATCAATCCTCGCTACAGGGGCGACATTGATATTGAGAGAGTATTCCCTGGAGAGGCAGCAAAGTTCTACATGGATAAGAGAATGAAGGCAATGAGAAACATTCCTGAAGAGACTGATCCCGCTGCAGATGCTGCTAAAAAACAGCAACAGCAACAGAAAAAACAACTTGCACAAAAACAAGTTCAACAAAAGATCGCTGCAGAGAAGAAGAAGATCGCCCTGAAAAAACAGGAGATGCAGCGTTCATTGCAGGTCAAGATCGCTGCAATGAAAAAAGGTGCAGCAGGTGGCGAAGGACCTAAGTCTGCTACCGAAGAGTTTTCAGCGACTGGTAATCTTTCTAAGATTAAGCACTGTGCAGAGAATGGGTGCGCTGGCGCTATCAAGTTTCTTAATGGCGAAGAGTTTGAAGTAACTCCCGACGTTGCTAAGAATGTAATGAAAGGGTATAAGTCTCTGGGACAGAGACAGAACCAGGCGAAGTTCAGTAACGCATGTCACGAGAGTCCTGACTCCTTCAATCGTGTACTACGTTTCTGTTCGCCTGGAGAATGATGGCATTCGGTCTTGGTAAACTGGCAGTATTAGAATCTAAACTTGACATCTACGAGGATTTATCCAAAGAGATGTTGGACAAGTTGGAACGTGCTGTTGCTACTATATCTGACAACAGTAATAAGATTGCTATTATCTTGGAGAGACATGAAGGTCGTCTCGCTGAGAGTGAGAGGGCAGATCAACTCATTATCAAAATGATTGAAGAGTTGAAAAACGAGATTGCCGACATTGACAAGGGTGTGAAACTAAAGTTTCATGACCAAAATAAAAAGATTGAGGAGAATCAAAGGTGGATCTGGATGGCAGGTGCTGTCCTGACCACTGCAGTAACAATCCTACAGATCCTTCCGAACATCGGAATGACGTTGACACCTGCTTCCAAGAATGCTAGATTGGATGCAACGCCAGGTGTTCATGCATTACATAGAGAGCAAGTACGTCAATCTCCTGTCGGGTAGACTGGATAAATTTACCCGTAAGAAGGAAGGTCTCTGGAACTTCAGATGTCCATACTGCGGAGACTCTAAGAAGTATAAGAACAAGGCACGAGGATTCTTTATCCGTGTGAAGACGGATGTTGTATTCAAGTGCCATAACTGTGGCGTGGGAAGATCATTCTCAAACTTCCTTAAAGAACAGGCGGTAGACCTTCATGACGAGTATGTCATGGAACGATACAAGGAGGGTCTGACTGGACAGGGACGTTACATCAAGACTCCAGATCTTGATTTCAAAACTAAACCCATAAAACGAGTCAAAGTACCTAAGGGTCTGACCAAGTGTTCTGAACTAAATAGTGATCACCCAGCAAGGGGATACCTTCTAGGTCGTGGAATTCCTGAGAAGTTTTTCAATAGACTTTTTTATGTTGAAGAGTTCCAGAAGTGGGTAAACGAACAGCAACCCACTTTTACAAATGACAAATACGAACATCCTCGTATCATTATTCCTTTGATACAGAATGGTCAGTGGACAGGATTCCAAGGACGATCTTTGAATGCTGATGATAAAATGAGATACATTACTATCATTTTGGATGATAGTAAACCCAAGATCTACGGTCTAGATAGTACCACTAAGGACAAGGTAACTCACATCACTGAGGGACCACTTGATAGTCTCTTCCTAAACAACGCAGTAGCAATGGTAGGAGCAGACATTGATTGGTCGTTTGCCGATGAGAGAGATGTTGTCTTTGTTTATGATAACGAACCTAGAAACGCTGAGATTATCAAGCGTATGGAAAAGGTTATAGATAGAGGACACA